CTCTTCGCCAGCTTCGAGCAGTTCTATGCGGAACTTGGACCGAGACCAAAGGGCAAGAGTGTAGACCGCTTCCCGAACAATGGCGGCAACTATGAACCTGGAAACGTACGCTGGGCTACAGCCAAGGAACAAGCCAACAATAGAAGGCAACGCAAACTGAGGTTTGTCGGACCAAGGCTCAAGGACGATCACTTCATTTCACAAGTGAAACGGAGAGCCCCATAAGAAAGGTACTATGCCCCAAGCATTACCAGAGAGTATCGCTAAGAGCCCAGCCTTGCTATTTGTGGTCAGTCAAGGCTGGGAATGGCGGGAAGCCAGCAACGATCAGATTGCTGTGGAGAAGTGCCCTTTCTGCGGGAAGGGCGAATACAAGTTCATGATGGCGGTCATGAACCCAGACATCGGCACACGAGACGGTTTGTATATGTGCTTCCATGGGAAGTGCAGCAAGACGGGCAACCTGCGCACCCTGAAGGAGCATCTGGGGATCAGCATACCAGGAGTGGAATCCAGAAATGAATGGGCGGGAAAGACCGACCGTAAGGTTGATCCTCTACCTAATGCAGAGGAGTGCCACGCAGCCCTTGTGTCAGATGCCGAGGCGATGGACTACTTGCTAAACGTACGTGGGTTCACCAAAGAAGTCATAGAGAAACAGAAGCTGGGGCTGAAGGAGAAGGTGTACTTCAGAGAGGCGGGCAGTGTCAATGCCCTGGTCATACCTTACCTCGTAAACGGAAACGTAGTGTTCGCAAAATACAGGACTCTCCCCCCGTCCCCTAAGGATTTTGTTTCGCCTACTGGCTGGGAGGCACCACTTTATAACGGAGAGATTCTGGTAGAAGGCTTGCATGAAGTTGTGTTTGTGGAGGGGGAAGCGGATTGCCTAAGCTGCATGTCGAACGGTATTGCGAATGTGGTGGGTGTCCCTGGTGCGGGAGTTAAGAAAGCCGCATGGATAGAGACCCTAGACCGCATTGCTCCAGAGAAGATATTCATCCTTTACGACTCTGACCGAGCGGGTCAAAAAGGTGCTCAGGAGATAGCCAGCCGAATCGGCGTGGAGAAGTGCTTAAAGATCACGCTCCCCCTCGGGGTAAAGGACATCAACGAGTTCTTCGTTAAGGGCGGCACCTTGGAACAGTTTGAAGAACTGAAGCGCAACGCTCAGTTGTTCGACATCACGGGAGTCACCTCCAGCGGAGACGCCTTGCAGCAACTTGAGGATGAACTAAACGGCAAAGTTGATCTAGCCCCAAAGTACGTGACTCAGTGGCCCAGCCTCAACCAACTGGTGGGCTTCGAGGACGGCGATGTAATCGACATCCTTGCCCCAGAGAAAGTGGGCAAGACCACGTTGGGCTTGAATCTCATAGACCACATGTGCGCTGCCTACGGAGAGGACGGCTTGATAGTATGTCTAGAAATGACCCAGGCAAGACTGGCCCGAAAATGGGTAGCCATGCTGACCAGCTTTGAGGACACACTGACTAAACCAGGATCACCCGAGTCTGCGGCTAAACTGATAGAGCTGAAGGCAGCCTGTGCAGTTGCTAAAGATGTGCAAAAGGCTCGTGGGGCTGACCTATATTTTGCTTATCCTCAAAACGTTAAGGTGCCAGAGGACGTGTACAAACTCATCAAGGACTGCATTAGGCGTTATGACGTAAAATGGGTCCTCCTTGACAACGTACAGTTACTCTGTGACAACACCTTGGAGAACAAGGGCCATCGCACTGTACACCTGTCGCAGATCAGTAAATCCCTGGCGAAAATTGCTAAGGACTACAAACGGAAAATGATCCGTATCCTGCAGCCTCGCCAGATTGAAGACGGACAGCTAGTGCAGTCACGGCACACCGATGGCAGCTCACAGATTGCCAAGGATTGTGACTGCTTAATCACAATGTGGAGGAGCCAAACTGGTACCACCAAGAAGTCAGAGTGGGAGTCTGGAAGAGGCGAGGAGAACAATGTCTCCTTTGACCCCAAGGTTAAAATCACCGTGGCACTCTCCAGGTATTCCTCAGGAGGCTCCTGCAGCCTTCATTTTGATGGCGCACGTTCCCAGGTAAAGGAATACGATAACAACCAGCGGTCCAACATGGCAGCAGCCAAGGCCGACTACAACAGCATTATACCAATGGAAGGACCCATTAAGGGCCTGCCCGAGCAAGTAGCAATCTAAGGAGAAAACAATGAGCACAAAAGTACCTAAGTTAAAGACCTTCACGATTACAGCCAGGGTGGTGGTAATCAGTGATGTGGAAATTGAAGCGGACTCCTACGAGGCTGCCGTGGTCAAAGCCAAGGACTTAGAGGTAACGGACTTAGTTACCGTTGACGGCTCCTACAACGAGGGGTCCATTCGCATTGCTAGCATCAACCAAGCAGGCGTCTGGGCAGTGGACGAGGATTAACATGGGATTTAGACAAGTACTCTCTGAGTATGACAAGCATGTGTACAAGTTGGTTGACCGTACCCCTGGTCCCGTCTTGAACACTAAGCGGTCCAAGGTTATGAGCTACTGCGAAGACGCCGTAGCCAAAATCAAAGCCTTAGGGGATGTCGAACTTACGGGCGAGGGTTTCGTCATGCGTACCGATGACCAACTTGAGTCTGGCAAAGGATGGGCCAAGTGAACCCCGAAGCATTAGCCGAACGAGTGTTGATCTGCGGCGACCGTAACTGGACCAACTTTCAGCTCATCCTCGATACCCTGAGCAAGATTCAGCAGGAGCGGGGCGTGGAGGTGGTCATCGAGGGGGAAGCCAAGGGAGCCGATACGTGTGGCAAAGTAGCCGCCGAGCGACTGGGCATACCCGTGGAACCGCACCGTGCCCTCTGGGGCAAGCATGGCCTTAAAGCTGGGCCGATTCGCAACCGAGAGATGTTGAATGACGGACGCCCGACATTAGTCCTGGCGTTCCACAACTACATAGAGAACAGCAAGGGTACCAAGGACATGGTAACCGTTGCCCGAGCCGCTGGCATCCCAGTGCACATCATCACCGAAAGGGACGCATGAGTTTTTGGAGTTGGCTATTCCGCACAAAAAAACTTGAGTTTGAAAAGATGCTGCCCTTGCCTGAACGGAGGGAGACCTACCCGCTGTACAGTGGAATGACAGCTTCTGATTGGCAGAATCACGACTACAACGTACGACACCCAAAGGAGAACATAATGGAAGAAGCAATTCAGAGAAGCGAAAATCTTTTCAGCCGAGGCAACGCTCGGTTCACCGCCAAGGCTATCATCAAGGACTTGGCCAACAAACAACAGTACCTCACCGCCGATGATGTTCAGCGTGAGCTGGTCGCCCTGGGCTACAAGGTGTCCGACCTGGGCAACGCAGCGGGTGCAATCTTCCGTGGCAACGAGTACGTGACCAAGGTGGATGGCTTCACCGTACGCAGCAAGCGTGACGGGCGTCGTGGTTCTGCGATTGGCGTGTACCAATCCAAGAGCTACCAGAGCAACCCGTGGGTGTACCCTGACACCTTTGTTCGTCAGTACAACGAGGGCCAGTGACCGCTCAGGACATGATTGACATGTCTGTGGAGGCGTCCTTGAATGCTATGTGCAGCGTGTGTCATCAAGCCAACTACAAGTGGTGGACTGATCCTGCCACAGGGGACTTCATCCCTGGCAATAAGGGTGAGAAGTTCATGCTCATGGTCTCGGAAATTGCCGAGGCTATGGAGGGTGAACGGAAGAACCTTATGGATGACCACCTCCCCAACCGCCGTATGGTGGAGGTTGAATTGGCCGACGCTCTCATCCGAATCTTTGACTACGCTGGGGCTTATGCTCTGGACTTAGGCGGAGCGTTCGTTGAGAAGATGAAGTACAACAGGACCCGTGCTGACCACACATATGCCGCACGGCTTGCACCCAACGGAAAGAAGTTCTGATGATCTACATTGGCATAGACCCAGGGCTCAACGGAGCCGTGGGCATCATCAACGAGGACGTTATAGGGCAGCCTGGGCTGGGCTACTTGGTGGAGGTGTTCGACACACCTACCATGGAAGTGGACAGCAGCGGAAAAGTACGCAACAAGTACAACACCGCAGCGATGGCAGAGTTGTTGGCTCCTTACCTTGCCATCCCTCCGTACCAGACAGGCAGAGCCCTGGTCATACTAGAGTCGGTGCACTCAATG